GCCATCTTTCGACGACACCGTGGAGAAACTCGCTAGAGTTTCCCAGTGGCTGATCGGAGGAATTTGGCGTTGCCTCCTGTTCTTGGTCCCGGCGCGTGTTATACGCTCCGGTGAAGACTACGACGGTGCTGTTGTCGTTGTCGCCGACGACGATGGTGCTGTCGTGGCCGCTCCACCGGCAGTAATGCCGGGGGGCCCTGAACAGTTGGCGCAGCCGGATCCTCCGGGCGGGGTGAACCAGAGTTCTTCTGGTCGTCCCGCACCTAAGGGTTCGGTTGTAGTGAGACGGGCAGTGGCCGGAAAAGTGGTCCGAGCTTCCCGTCGCCTGCGCGTCGTTTTAGACGCATGGGCGGCAGGGGTTTCGGCTTACACTGGTCGGCCGCTGCACGACGGTAGAGCCTTCAAGGAATTGGTGGTTTGGTACCACCAAGTCCGTCGACATCTCATCAAGGTCGCTGCTACTCAGGGAGTAGAGATGTCCGCGCTGGAGCTCAAGGAATTGAGCGCCCAGTGTCGGCAATCTTGGGTGGAGACTAAAGTCCCGCCCAAGCATCATCTCCTCCGCTGTGCACCTGCGCGGCACCGTTCGTCGCCGTCCCTCTGGGCACAGCTCTCCTTTATTGGGAGGGCCTTGCCTGTGGGGACGGCCCGAAAGGTGCGGGAGTCGCTTGCCACGCATAAACGTGACATGGTGTCTCCTTACCAGTGCCGCCCGGAGGACCTCGCTTCGGCGAAGTCCTGGGCTGAACACTGGGCACGCAAGTGGCTCCCGCGCTCCCCGGACCTTTCCCAGACACTGGGTTCCGTGTATTCGGAATCCGCGTCATACGGAAAGACCCGGAGGGCAGGGGGGCTGGCGGTGGACCTAGTTGAGATGCTCTCGGGAGGGGATGAGTTGGACGTCCCCTGCCCGCCATGGTGCCCAGATTCTGTCTGGGCCCTGGCTGTGGCAGAGGTCCGCCAAATCATCGTCTCCCAGTCAGAGTGTAGTGACGCTCCGGTTAAAGGGAGGGTCGCTACGCTGACGGAACGGGGGCTCAAGGTCCGGATTGTGAGCGCTTCACAGCGCCACGCTCTGGTCCTTGGGCACCTCGCTCGTCGGCGTTTGTTCCTTGGGCTACGAAAGTGGCCCATGTTACAGACGGCTCTGGCTGGTCTCCCGAGAGATGTGGGTGCTCGCCTAGTTGGGTCGGTGGGGGAGGTCGTATCAAGCGACCTCCGGGCCGCAACGGACCTCATGCCCCATGACATCGTGAAAGCGATTGTCGATGGGCTTGAGGCTTCCGGGCGGCTTCTGCCGGAAGAGCTGGTAGGCCTGCGTTTATGCACAGGCCCCCAGAACCTCCGGTGGCCGGACGGTTCGGAAGCGGTTACGAGCCGGGGGATCCTGATGGGTCTCCCGACTTCATGGTCACTTCTGAACCTGTACCATGGGTGGTGCTGGCAGGCTGCTGTGGAAGCAGATCCAGTACCTCCCTTCGTTGACCCAGCTGGGCGACACGTGCTGGTCCGGTCGCGCGCGCAAATTTGCGGCGATGACTTGATCGGCATTGCGATCCCTGACTCGATTAGGGCCTATGAGCAGCGTTTGCTGCTCACGGGCGCCGAGTTCTCATCAGGGAAGCACTTCCGTTCGACGGACCGAGGGGTCTTCCTGGAAGTCTTGTGGGAATTCCGGGGCACCCGGGTCCGTGGATCGACATCATCCGTGCCGATCTACAGAACCCGCCGTGTTCGGAATGGTGAGGGTCGTATGAAACGCCAGCGCTGGTGCGTTAGCGAGATTTCGACCAAACGCGTGGACCTTGCGTTC